AAGCCTGAGTCCGTGGACATCATCAAACTGCGCATGCTCCAAGGCACGGGCATGGGCATGGACAGCATCCCAACGAAGAAGGGTGACGAATAATGCCGATGCCCAGAATGACAACCAGTCAGTCTGCCGGATTTGCCAGCGGGCCTACGCAACAGCAGAGATCGCCGTTCGCGTCCATGCCCGCAAATCCGTACGCGCAGCAGCCGCAACCAAAAACCACTCAGCAGGGGTTTACGCCGCTTCCTGGAGCGCCGCCCAGGCAGCAGGCATTCTCGCAGAACGACATTAACAACTTTTACACCGGCCAAGGGTTCACCCAGAACGCGCAGGGGCAGTGGACGCCGCAGCCATCGCAGGGCATGCGCGTGATGGACGGTCCAGGCAGTGGGTTTTTCCCTTCTGCCCCGCGCACCCCGCAACCGCAAGCCCCGAGCGATCCCCGGCGCAACCTCCAGCCGCCCACCATGCCGACGCCCCGACCCATGCCTCAGAACCCAGGCATGGCCCAGCCCATCCAGCCGCCGAGCCAAGGCGCTCCGTACACGCCGCCCGAAATTCGTAGGCCCGCGCAGACCTGGACGCAGGGGCTGCGGGAGCAGGACGCCATTCGCGCCCGCCAGCCGCAGTTCCAGCCTACGCCCCAGTTTGGCATTGACCCTGCGACGGGTCGCCGGCTTCCGCCGCAGCAGCCGCAGTTCTCGGCGTCCTACGGCGGCCTGTTTGGAGGCCAGTCGGCCACGCCACAGTTTGCGCAGAGGGATGCGCTGATCCAGCGGCTGAACGACACGATGCTTCCGTACCAGTTGGGGCAGGCCACTGGACGCCCGCAGTTCAACATGCCGGCCTTGTGGTCGCAGGCAGGGCAGATGGTGCAGAACGGTTGGCAGAACCCGTTCGCCATGCGTTGACATCCGTACACTAATTTGATACCATCACTCTCCCCCGAGGTGATAACATGCAACAGGCAGCCGACGAGGAAAAGCGCGCAGCGAAAAAGGCCTACATGGCCGAATATCGCAAGCAAAATCCAGATCGCGTAAAGTCCTGGAACGAAAACTATCGCCGCAATAACCCCGAGCGTTTTCGGCAGTCGCAACGAGACTACAAGCGGCGACGGTATGCCGAAGATCCGGAATACCGACTTCTTTGCCAGCTGAAGTCGCGGTTGGCAAAAGTGGTTTGCCGTGGGTACGGCGTCACCAAAAGCGTTCGCATGTGCGGCTGTTCGTTTCGCCAGTTGATTCAGCACCTAGAAGCCCAGTTTGAGGACGGCATGTCATGGGACCGGAGGTCCGAATGGCACATAGATCACATCTTCCCTCTGGCTGCCATAGATCCATCAAATAAAGCGCATGTTGTGGCCGTGAACAACTACCGCAATCTTCGGCCGTTGTGGTCCATGGACAACTGGAAGAAGAACGGTGCGGTCACGCAGGAGGCGTGCGAGTCGTTTGGTGAAATTGTGAATTCTATTTTGGCGGAAGGAGCCAACAATGCAGAAGAAGTTTAACATCGGCTTTGCCCATTTTGCCTATGGCGGCAATGGTGGCATTTCGTCCGAAACCCCAGACATCCGCGAGTGGCAAGTGCCGTTGGTGTGCGAACTGTCGCGAGATCCGCGCATTGACAACATCCGCATCTTCAACATCTCGGATACACCCATCACGATGAGCCGCAATAGCTCTATTGTAAAAGCACGGGAAATGGGACTGGATTTCCTAGTGATGGTGGATTCGGACATGAAGCCAGACATGTACGTTGGCCAAGACCCGGCAGCAAAGCCTTTTATCCAGTCTTCACTAGACTTTCTGATTTCGCACTACGACAAGGGGCCTGCGGTGGTTGGTGCGCCGTATTGCGGCCCACCGCCGCAAGAGTGCGTGTACGTTTTTGAATGGCGTGACATGCAAAGCGGACACCCAAATCCGGACTTTCAGCTAAAGATGTACGAGCGTCCGCAGGCCGCAAAGCTGTCCGGAATTCAGGAATGCGCTGCGCTCCCTACTGGGTTGATCCTGTTCGACATGCGGGTGTTCGATTTGATTGAGCCTGCGGACGAATCGGCCAAGCCGTTCGCGTACTACGAATGGTCGGACAAGTACGCTTCTCAAAAAGCATCGACGGAAGACGTAACCATGACACGCGATCTTTCTTTGGTTGGTACGCAGAAGCTGGGATACAATCCGCTCTTCTGCAATTGGGATGCTTGGGCTGGCCATTGGAAGCCGAAGTGCGTGGGCAAGCCGCAGTTCATCGAAGCCAAGCACATCTCCGAGAAGCTGAAGCAGTCTTGGGAAGCCAACTTCGATTCGACCGTGAAGATCGTGGACCTGAAGCCCAAGTTCAAAGTGAGTGTCTAGCGAACGCACCTGCGCCGAGTGCGGCAAGACCTACCCGCTAGACCCCAAACACTTCCACAAGTCGAAGGACGGCTATCACTCCAAGTGCCGTCACTGTCGGAACACGATTGCGAAGAAGAAGCGCAAGCGTAAGACCGACAAGAAGCTGGAAGAGATTGAGAAGGGTGCGGTCGATCTCTTCATTGCCGCCGCCCGCCTGGGTGGATCGAACATCCCCCATTCCTCTGAGTTGGTGGAGATCCTCTACACCTACTTCGGTGGCGTGGCGGGGTTTGGCAACGCCTGGATGAAGCAGTTCTACGACGCCCCTGCCGGCGGTGCATTCAGGACAAAGATGCTGGAGACGATGGTCCGGCTCACGGCCCAGAACTCCGCAGACGGTGGGGCGAAGAAACCGCTCACTCTCTGGTCAGAAGACGAATTGGAAACGGAGCTACAGAAACGTGTTCTGGAAGCGGCGACGGTCATCAACGCCTTACCACAGAAAGACCTCAATGACGCAGTGCGAAACTTGCAAGTGGTGGATCGAAGTCAACAAGGAGCCACGGATTGGGTTGTGCCTCCGGCATCCCCCGAAGCCGATGGAGAACGGGGACAGCCGGTTCCCAATGACGACTCCGGAAACAAGGTGCGGTGAACATGAAAACGCAGACGGAACTCCAGCGGCTGGGTGATGCGGTCGTTGTCCTGAAGAACCTGAGACGGTATTGCTCAGAGTTCCTCACCGGGACCAGACCGTCCGACAAGTCGTTAGTGGAAGCCATAGACATCGTCCTCTCTGAACTCAATGCGCAAGCACCCCAAGATCCCCCCACCTCCGACCGCTAGTGCCCCGATTGCGGGCATGACGAAGCACGCGCTGGACTCCATGAAGGAGTTGCAGCAGGAGATCGCGGAACGTCGTATTGAGGCCGTCAGGCTCTACAAGCCAATGCCGAAACAGGAAGAGTTCCATAGTTGCATGGCCAGTGAGCGGATCGTCATTGGAGGCAACCGATGTCTGTCTGGGGATCAGTCGGTGTGGGATCCCGTCGCCAAACTGCACCGGATCGTCAGCGAGATCAGCGGGTCGTTTTGGGTGGACTCGCTGGTGGACGGCAAGCGTGTTCCATCCCAGGCCGAGAAGCCTTTCATAAAGGCGAGTGACGACTTGTATGCGTTTCGCCTGAGTAACGGCGGCGAGATTCGTTGCACGCTGAACCACCTTGTTCTGTCCGGCGACGGGCGGTGGATCGACCTCCGCGCCGCACTGACTCCAGGATGCGTTGCCGACCTTCAGGCGTCCACTTCGGGCACTTCCCGACCAGGGTCTCGCGAAGGTGATCTGCGTTGGTGTCAAACACCTGAAGGTTATCGGGCCTGTTGTCGTCAGGCACATCGTTCTTGTGATGAACCACTTCTGTCGGCAGGAGGTAGCGGCCGAGAATCTCCTCCGCCACCAGACGATGTTCTCCGATATAGCCGTTCTTGCGAGCGCCAGGGTGATCTGGGCGATACACAAGAATGTAGCCCTGCTTATCCCTATTCCGACCACCCTTCCAGCACGGGTGTTCTGAACCGTCCTTCGGGCCGCGCCGACGCATCTGAAATCCCAGTCGCTTGCAAGCCTTATTCACGGCCTTGGAACTGTGGCCCAGCAGTAGCCCTATCTCAGCCACTGTTTTGCGCTCCACCTCGTACCACTGCCGCATTTGCTCAACTGGCCAGTCGATTTTGTTGTGCCGTCCCATTTGAGACTCCTGTAGGTGGTAATGAACGGCTGTATATTACCGCCTACAGATACTTGGGGAAAGGCGATGTCTGGGATTTTGAGGTTCCAGAGACGCACAACTACATCATTGCCGGCCTCCCTAATCACAACAGCGGCAAGAGCGCCTGCACATTCGTTGAGGATGCCCGCGCCGCAACGGGCCAAGACCCATACGACAAGTATCCGAAAGAGAACGGGAACTTGGTGGTCATTGGAAAAAATTGGCAACACATTGGCATGGTGGTCTACCCAATGCTGTTCAAAGCCGGCGCATTTAAAATGATCCGCGATGAAGTGACGAACCAGTGGAGAGCATTCAATCCCGTCACCGATGCCGCCCGCGCGGGAGAGACGAAACCCGCGCCACCGCTGATCCCGCCCCGCATGATCAAAGACATGGCGTGGGTGCAAAAAAATGCCGGGTATCTGAACCGCGTCGAACTGACAAACGGCTGGGTGATCACCTGCTTCTCGTCAGAAGGCACTCCCCCACAGGGCTTCCAGGCCGACCTCGTTCACATTGATGAGGACATCAACAATGAATCTTGGGTGGGCGAAATGCAGGCCCGGCTCGCGGATCGCAAAGGCCGCTTTGTGTGGTCGGCCATGCCGCACAGTAAGAATGATGCGCTCCTTGGACTGTGTGAGCGAGCCGAAAAGGCAGATGGAGACCCCGACGCGATCATCAAAAAGTTCACGCTGCGGTTCTTGGACAACGCCCACATCGACGAGAAGGAGAAGAAGAAGAACGTCGAACGCTGGTCGGCTCTCGGTGTAGACGAACTCCGCATGCGGGCGGAGGGCGAATTTACTACTGAATCGACGCTCATGTATCCGACGTTCAATACGGCGGTCCATGTCATGCCCCGATCTCATCTCCCGGACGGGCAAGTCCCCAGCGACTGGACTAGATACGTTGCAATTGATCCTGGCCATACGGTCATGGCGTGCCTCTTCGCAGCCATTCCGCCCGACGAACGATTCATTCTGTTCTATGACGAACTGTACATCCGGCAGTGCAACGCCCTGATCTTCGGGGAACAGTTCGCAGCCAAGGCACAGAACCAGCATTTCTATAACTGGATCATGGACATGCACGGCGGC